TCGCTTCGGCAAGCGTCACAGGCTCGACCACGGGGGCAGTCGCTCTAGCAAGGCTGCGGTACATCATTTCCTGCGTCTCCGCTTAGGCGTGGCGTCGGCCGTTTCCGTGGCAGGATCAAGGGCCGCCGTCTCTAGCAAATCCTGCTGCTGCTCGATTGCAGCGAACCGCTTGGCGACCAACTCCGCCGCCAGACCGCCGGGGATCTCTACCACCTGGCCGGTGCGGTAGGAACGGAAAGGCCGCAGTATTCGTAGTTTGGTCATTGGGGCACGCTCCATGCAGTGTCGGGTCGCTTGCTGGTGTTCGTGAAATCCGTAGTCCACTGGAAAACAGGTTGCCCAAGGTTCTGCCCCGGCCACGTCACCACGTATTCGCCATGGCCGAGAACCACGCGCGGCGTGATGTAGACGCGGTTGCCACTCTCTCGCCAGTTGCGCCAAAAGTGGATGTCGGGATCGACGCGGCCTTCGTTCCACGAACCGTCAGGGCCGGGCGTCGAAAGGAACCAAGGTTTCTTCGCACGCTTCAGGGCCGCCGTAGAGATCACGGTAAGGCCGAAGTGTGCCGTATCGACTTCCTGCACAGGCTCGGCAAACCACGACGCAGGCAGGCTTGTGGTGCCGTCCTTGGGTGGATTGTCGAGCGTGCCCTTCAGAGTCAGCATCGGCCTGCCGTCCTCCCGCTTCGTTTGCAGCCCGGTAATGGCATCGCACTGGAAAGTCATTGCCATTGCGAACAGGTGTTCCACGTCTTCCTTGGTGAAGAACGTGTCGTAGTCGATCGTCAGCAGGTATTCGCATTTGTCGATGAACTGTTCCATCACCCGCGTGTTCACCTGATCCCAGAACGCACCAGTGCCCATCGTGGGGCGAATGCCCAGCGGCATGAGTGCCTGAGCCCACGCGAAGTGGTTCGCCGTAAACGAGAGCCTGGGCATCGACAGCACGGCTTCCACCCGGATGTCGGCCTCTGTGCCACCTACCTTGACGAGCATGGGCAACCCTTAAAAAGAGAGCGGGCGGCCCCGTATGGAACCGCCCGCTCAAGATTGCACACTCGTCAAGCCGTCAGGCTCACGCACCCACAAGGCCGATCATCGGGCCAGCCACGGTGTCAGTGCCAAGGTTGGCGTGCGTGATCGCCACGCGAGCCACGGCGCGAATCACCGTCTGGTCGCTCAGGAAGTTCACCTGGTCGCTCGAAGCGATCTCGATGCCCTGCCGAACGCCGTAGTAGGAGCTGTTGGCCATGTTGCCGTACAGCGCCATGATGACACCCGTCGAGTCCGCACCGCTCGGGAGCCGGTCGGTGAGAACCACCGGGCTGCCAAGGAAGGTGAGGCCCATGCCCTGCGAGAGTCCGACCGAACCGCCCTGGGCGAGATCGAGCGACTGCATGCAGGACGCAAAGAAGAACGGGCTGCAGAACCACTTGGCACCCTGACGCGAGTGCTGCGGAACCTTGGCCATCATGGCCAGCAGGTTCGCCTTCGTCACTTCGTCGGGCGTGTCACCGGCAGCCGTCACCAGCGAGGCGGCATAGGTGGCAGCAGACGCAGCCAGAAGCCCACCCGTGTAGGTGCTGACGAGCCCGGCAACCGCTGGTGCGTTGCTCGGGTTGCCACTCCACGCAGCGTCTTCCACGGCGTTGCCAAGCGTCAAAGCCAGTTCAGCCGCGATCCAGTCGGCAATCGACACGATCGAGTCCTGAAGCAGTTCCGAAGCAATCGTCACCGCACCCGTGACCTTCTTGGCAGTCAGCGTCACCTGGTTGCTGGTGGGATCGCTGGCGGTGATCGCCACGTTCTCGTTGATCCAGTAAGCGGTGGCACCGGCAGTCCGACGCGGGAACAGCACCACGTCGCTCGGCATCTGCACGTTCTGTGCGTTCTGAGCGAAGGCGGAATACTCGTCAACAAGACGAATGACGGTCGAAGACAGAACATCGGGCACGAAGGCCGCACCCGTGGTGCTGCCGGTCGAACCCTGGGCACGAGCCTCGACGCCGTGATCCTGGCACCACCGACGGGCCTCGGCGTCACCGCTCTTGGCCTTGAACCACATGCCAACCGAGTAGGCGTCCTTGGCGTTCTCAAACGCACGGAGCCGACCGGAGAAAGGAACCGCTTCGATGCGGTCAGCCTTCCGCTCTTCGGTCACTTCCGGTGCCGGGCTGCAACGCTCGACCACCGAACGCAGGTTCTTGGCCGAGTCGGCAATCGTCTTCTCAAAGTCGATCTTCTTCGACAGGTCGCCAGCACGCTTGTTCAGCGTTTCCAGTTCGAGGTCGCGCTCCGCGATCTTGTCTTCGTCGCCTTCGATGGCACGAACTGCGTCGATCCGGTTGGCAAGCAAAACCGCTTCGTCCTGAAGCTTCTTCAGATTGTCCATGTGCGTAATCTCCAGCGGCGGTATTGCCGTGGAGTTCACGCTATTGCCGGTCAGTGCGTGTCTTGCAGTACCGCACTTCGGAATGTGTTGTTTGGACAAAACAAGTTCCGCGTGCCCCGCACTTCGGGCACCGCATGTACCGCTGCCGCTCGTTGCCAACCGGGCGGCTGGAACGAGTCCGCAGACGCTCACCGCACTGGCACCGCACTTCAGACATTTCGCAGCCTCAGAGTCCATGCCGCAGCGGCATCACGCACCAGCGAACGCTTGGCAATCTCGGCAACCACCTCGGGGGCGGCAGGCGTTTCCTGTGTTGCCAGCCAGGCTTCGTAGGAACGCAGGGCAACAGATGCAGACGTGGAAGGGTAGGCCGGGTTGAGCACCGGCCCCACGTCGTAGAGTCCCGATACCTCGCGGATCTGGCGGATGGCCTTGCCGTCCTCGCCAGTGCGGAAGGATTCATTCTTCGGGTCCACCGTGAAGGCGAACGAACTGCCCCGCACGTCGCGCCGCTGAATCAGTTCGAGCACGTCGGCCCGGCTGACGGGTGGCGTCACCACGTACTTCAGCCCCTTGTCATCGCTGGAGAGTTCAAGCGTGCCAGAAGATGAACGGCCCAGCACGATATTGGAATCGTGGTTGAACAGTGCCACCACGTCGCCCTTGCCCCTCTGGCGGCTCAGTATCTTGTCGAAGGCTCCCGGCAGGATCTCTTCCCTGAAGCCACCCAGATCGAGCGACAAGCGGTTGTAGACGGCAGCGTAGCCGATGATGGCGGCCCGGCCATCGGCACGGCTTTCAATCATCAGTTCGTTGTCGTCCTCAAAGGCGAAGTCGCGGCGTTCAATTTCCATCTGGCGTGTCCTCCTGTGCGGCCTGGTCTTCGGCGTCATCCGCCGGGCTTGTCTCGTATTCGGCTGGCGGCTCTGGCATCGGCTCCGCTGCCGGTGCTTGCTGCCCAACCTTATCCAGCGTGGTCATGTTGAGTTGCACGAAGTGCTTGTCGCCCTCTGGCCCGATCGGGTTTAGGTTCTCCAGTTCGCGGATCTCGTTCACTGTCATCCAACCGTTCTGCAACGCTGACACGTAGTAGGCCGATCGGCTGGCGTGGTCGCCACGAAGCAGGCCGCTAACGCTGTGCTCGGCGAAATACGTTTCGTCGTCCACGATCAGGTCGCGGCTGATCGCCGCTTCCCACCGCTTCAGGTGCGGCAGCAGGCAGTGCTGCACGAACTCCGTGCCTTGCACTTCAATGTTCGAGTAGGTCGATCGGGTCAGATCCTGAATCATGTGGGGCGGCACGCGGAACGCCCGGCAAATCTCGATGACTTGGTACTGCCGCGTCTCAAGGAACTGGGCCGCCTCATTGCTGCCGCTGAGTTCGTGGGCCTTCACGCCGTTGGGCAGGACAGCCGTTCGGAAGGCACGATCTGCCCCACGGTGCATCCTTTCCCACTGCTCACGCAGACGCTCGGCGGCTTCCACCGGAATCGGGTTCTCACTTTCAAGGACAATGCCGGGCCGGGCACCGTTCCCGAAGTACGTGCTACCGTGGGCCTCAAGAGCCTGCGAAAGCCCGATAGCGTTCTGGAAGATCTTGTACGTGGGGATCGCCT